AATGTTGCAAACTTTACTGGTACTAGAACTTTATTAATTAATCCTGATAAGACTAGAAGTTATACAGGCTCAGATTTAAGAGTTTTAAATTTACAATGGACTTTAATTCCAAATAATAAAGAAGAAACTAAACAAATTTTAACAATAATTAGAACTTTGAAAATGTTTGCTTCTCCTGAATTACAGGCCGCGAATGCGTTATTATTGTCGCCACATTTCTGTACTGTTACATTTAATAATGCAAAAATGGATGATGCTTTAAGATTCGATGATATGGTTATTCAAGCTGTTACAGTAGATTGGGGTTCATCAGGAAGTATGGAATTACTAAGAGATGGAATGGTAAAACAGCTTTCATTAAATATTCAGTTGCTTGAAAGAACAGCTAAAACTATGAAAGATTGGAGACAAGATGCAAGGAGTTCAAAACCTAGAAAGTCTGGTTTATCTGACCCATTACATAACTTGTTTAGTTTTGATGGATTTACAGCCGAAGATATAGCTGATGTACAAGGACAATAAATATGGAAAATAGTGTTTTTAAATATACAAGAAGAATAGAGAAAGACTTCGATGTAACAGATTATACAACTGTTTATTACGGTAAATTACTAGAATTATACCAAAACTATCCGACATTTTTTACAAGTTATGAAATGAAGATTGATCAGAAGATGGAAGAAATTTCTTATGAGTTATATGGTTCAGTTGATTATGCTGATTTAATTTTATCAGCTAATAATGATGTATTTCTATGGGGTATGTCTTATAACACAGATATTGTCATAGACCAGTCTGATGCTTTAAAAATTATTATAAGAAATGAGTTAAACATACCTAACGAGGGTGTAACTGAATCTTTATTAGAAGTTTTTGACATAATAGAAAACAATGTAGACTTAAGCAACTCAAGAAGAAGAACTATAACTGTTCCTAAGCCTGAGAAACTTAACACGATTTTATCACTAGTTGATGATTATAGAACTGAAAATTCAATCAAATTAGCAGAACCAGGTGAAATAACCAATGAGTAATATAACAACTTTAGGTAACAATATCGAGGTTACTCCTCTACTTGGTGAAACTTCTAACATAGGACTACTAAGAGTAACGATAAATGGTCTAAGTTTAAGAAGCCAAGACATTTTAGACGTTCAAATTAATTACGATGAGCTTATTAAAGGTAGAGTTAGTTTCATAGATACTATGAACATCTCCGAATTTGCTCCATTAACTTATACAATTATTGAAATTTATTTTGAAGATAGACTGAAGAATAAAACAAAGCTCAATTTTATTGTTATGGAAGCTGAGATTTTAAGAATAAAAGATAACTCTATTAATGTTATATTAAAGTTAGAAGAACTTACAAGTAATGTTTTAAGCATAACTTATTTGTCTCGTACTTTTAAAGATAAAACAATGATGGAAATAATCAAATCTATGGCTCAGGAATGTGGAGCTAATTTAAATTATTATGACAAAGGTGATGCACATATATTTGACTATTTTGTTACACCTGCAAATATGAGTTTGTTAGAATTTATACAAAGTCAAGGTAAATATTCTAATTTAAAATTATTCTCTGATAGAAATGGTTTAACTCTAATAGATATAGACTCTTTAGATTATTCAACTATTGGAGCAACTAAAGAATATGATTTTACTCTTAATAGAAGAGAAGAATTTCCTTACTGGAATATAATGGAATACTCAGGAGCTGTTTCAAGACTTAAAAGCACTCAGAGAGTCGTTACTTCTAATTTAAGTAATACAACAATTATGGACCTATCATATAAACCTGAAGTATTAACTTTAGAAGATAGTTACAAAAGTCAAAAAATGAATGGTTATATGGGATTGAAAAATATTACATTACCTGATTTAGTATCTAATGTTGGGGTTAAAGAAATATCGAATATATTTCATAATGAAACTCAAGGTGATGACATTGATTACAGAACTATTTTAGGCGCTCAACAAAAGATTAAAATAGCTGTAGAAGGCTTATCAGTAATTAGAGTTAATTCTAAAATTAAATTAAATTTACCAAGAGGTGTTAACGTTCAAGTTGCAAAATCAGATGAAGTTTTTAGTGTTGATTATATTGTAACAGGGGTAGTTGACAAGATTATTGGTGGTAAATTTAGTCAATTTTTAAATTTACAAGCTTCAGATTATGGAGCTGGTGCAAGCGAAACAAGATAAAGGAAAAGTATGAAATTATTTAGATGCGTCGTAGAAGATAACAAAGACCCTGAGCATTTAGCAAGAGTTAGATTGCGTATCCAAGGTATTCACGACCCTAAGTTAGAAAATGTTAAAACAGAAGAATTACCTTGGACAGAATGTTTAAACCCATTAGACGCTGGTAATACTTTAGGCTCAAGTACAAATGTTTTAGTAGGAACTTGGGGATATTGTATGTCATTAAATTATAGCTTTACTGAGTTTTTATTTATTGGTACAGTAAAAGGTATATTTACAGGAGCTCCTGTAGAAACTAATGCTGAAGGTAATGATATTGGATTTAGAAGTCAAGATACAGATTACAAATTTCCAACTAAGTTTAATGAGCCAGATAACAGATTAACTTATGGTAAATTACAAGAGCCTGATATTACTCAAGATAGAGTTCAAGTTGCAGAATTTAAAGAGCAATCTGACACAGCTACTGATGCTGTTTATCCTAATAATAAAGTTTATGAAGACCATAATGGCAACATAATTGAAATTGATGGGACAAAAAATAACTCAAGAATTAGAATCCAACATTCTACAGGTGCTAGAGTTGAAATTTCTACAGATGGAGATATTACAATTCAAGCCTCTAAAACAGGTAATATTTGGCAAGAAACTCCAGGTTTATTCGCAATTGGCGCTGATGGAAATATGATTATTGACTGTGATGTTAAAATTACAGGAAGTTTAGAGGCAATGGGCGAAGTTTCAGACTTGGAAGGTAATTTATCGAGTCTTAGAACAGCCTATGATGCGCATAATCATATTACAACAGCCACCATAGGCGCTTCAGCAACACTTGGTATTCTTAGTATTCCTGTATCTCCGGACCCTAGAATTAAATTCATTTGGGTAGGAACTCCTAAATAACCAAATCATATCGCTAATCTTATAAATAAACAAAAGGAATAAGATGGCGATAGCTTACAAAGATATAACTCCAACATATACCGGTATAGAAAATACTGGTTACGGTATTGTCGAAGACTTAGATGCCATCCAAAATTCCATAAAAAACTTATTTACAATAGAACTAGGCGAAGTACCAGGAAAACCTTGGTTAGGTAATCCTGTGTCTTTGTATTTATTTGATAACATTGGCTTCTTTGAAGAAAGAGCAATTGAAAGCGCTCTAAGAAACGTTTTAGATAAATATGAACCTCGTGTTACTCTAGTTTCAATAAAAATAACAAACCAAGAAGAATTCAACTTTCTTGAAATAATTATAAATTACATTATTTTTATTGATGGAAATGAAGTATTTCAAAACTTAAGATTGTCGTTAGCTCACAACTCTATGACATCTATTGCTCAACGCACAAAACAACTATAAGGAACTTAAATGGCTGAAGATATTCCAAAAGAACTGATACCCTTTTCATTCGACGAAATCGAAGAAAAAGTTAAAGAAGCTTTACTTGCTAAAGGTCTAACTGATATTTTATATCCTGGGTCTAACATTAGTCAAATTGCTGACATTATGACGTATCTAGTACACGTTCTTAACACTAATACTGCTATTAACTTACAAGAAGTAATTTTACCTCTTGCAACTAAACGTATGAATGTACTTTTTGGTGGTCGTCAATTAGGATATGAAGCTGTTCAAAGAACATCTTGGAGATACAATTTAGATATTTCATTAAAGAGACGTGATGGTCTTTCAGATGCTGATACATATAATTTATCTATACCAAAATATACAATTTTCGAAAGTAATGGTAACAAATATTACTATATGGGTCAAGACATTTTCATTGATGGTATTACTAACATTAACCGTTTTGAAAAGGGATTTAACCTTGAGATTAAAGAAGGTGATTTAATTCGCTATGTAGATAATGATTTACTTTCTGTTAGAGCGTTTACTGAAATTGTAGATGGCGTTTCAAAAACTAAGCAAAATTATCTTATCCCGTTTGAAAACGTTGAAGATGATGGAATTGAAACTTGGTTAACATATACTGATGATGATGGTACAAATATTGTATTAGAAGAATGGAAAAGATATAGACAATTTTTAGTTGATAGCTCTTATGACGTTGCTAAGAATAAGTTCGTTCGTTTACAGAATATCTTTTTACAAATGCCATCTGTATTTTTTGAAATAGCTGGTTATGGTAATCCTATACGTCTAAATACTTTAATTCAAAGTAATATTTTAGTATCTAAAGGAATTGATGGAAAAGCTGGAGATACATTTACAATCTCTGACGCTATTTTATCTGATCAAATAAGTACATCTCTAGGTGAAGTAATTCACACTGGTACTGATGTAGAAAGTATGGAAAGCATTAAAGAAAATGCTCCTGTATTTCACAATAGCGCAAATCGTGCTGTTACATCTTTGGATTATATTTCAATTACTCAAAGACACGAAAATGTTGAAACATCTCACGTATGGGGAGTTGAAGAAGAAGTAAATGACTTATCTGATAAAGCTCTTACAGGTGGTGTATTATTTAGCTTTTTCCCTGAAAGAACTAAGAGAGAATTTTTAAGTACTCCTTTAGATAGTGATAGTAATACTTCTGATGAGGTTAATGCACAAAATTTACAGTATGATTTACAAATTATGCCACGTCATCCTGTTTTCCCTTTTGTTAGCGAACCAGCAGATATTGCTCAGCCAGATGGATGGATTCCAAAGCCTGTAAATTATTTACCTGTTCCAGATGGATGGGATACTTTTGCACCAGGCGGCGTAATTCCTGCTCCTCCAACCGAGATTCAAAATCCAGGTCAAAAGCCTCTTATTCAATATCCAGAAGAGAGAAATAACTGGTTAGTTTCTACAGCTGGTGGTAAACCAATAAATGAATCTATGCCAAATGATTGGGTGGAAAATCCTAACATTTCTAGCACATTCGATGGTGTTAATCCTGAACCAGATTTAGCAATAATTCAAGATGCTACTTATATAGCTTTACAAGCAGAGTATATTAATACTTTATTTAACTCAAGTGTATTTATTACAAATGACCAAACTTGGTATCAAGATAACCAAGATTACGGTAATGATATTATTGGTGGTTCTTTTAATGGCGTTACAGGTTCTGGAGAACTTTACAAAAACTGGTTAGCTGAACCTGATGTTATAACTTACATTACTTGGCAAAAATCTGATTTTAATTATAGAACTTATTTACAAGAACTTGAAGAGTATAACAGTAATTTAGCTGAGTATAATGATTATGTGGATTATCTTAATACTCCAGAAGGAACTGAATATAACAACTATTACAATGATTTAGGTGAAGGTGGAACAGCTCCAAGTTGTGACCCTGGTTTAAATCAGTGTTCTTCTGATAGATATGATAACTATATAACAGATTTAGACTTATATAATGAGAATAGAGAAGATATTGATAATCTTCAAACTAACTGGTATCTAAAGGATAACGAAATTCAAATCAACTCTACTACTGCTAGAGGTGAAAGTGATGGAACTGTATTCTCAGAGCTAGAACCATTTAAGATTATGACTATGAATCATTTAAATAGACAGCCACCTTATGTAAATTTTGACTACATAATCAAGATTATTAAGTATGATTTATCAAAATCAACAGCTGAAACAAATGAAATTATTTTTAATGTTATTGATGGCTATTTTGATAGTACAGTAGAGACACTTAATTTTAATTACTTCGCTTCTAATTTACAAAGAAGAGTTGATGAGGCTATTGGTGATAGTTCAGGAGTTGAAATTGCTCTTGTTAATGATATTTCGCTAGCAGCGTTTATGTATGAAGGCGTTGATGGATTTACACCTAAATTTGGTCAAGGTCAACCACAGAAAATCATAACTAAATTGGCATTCCCATTTGAAAATATGTATGAAGGTTCTGCTGGAACATTTGTAGGTGGTGAATTTTTGCCTCAAATTAATACACCTGAATTTACTTTAGGTAGAACAAAATATGAGATTGACTTGCCAGCGACAGTTATATCTTGGAATGATGCCGTTATTCCTATTATTGGCGCGGCTGGCGATTTAGTAATGACATTTAATAATGTTGGCGATTCAAACAATCTTTATTATACTGCTTTATCTGCTTATAATGATTTAGCTGTAAATATAGATTTTACAGATACATCTTTATGGGAACCGTCTGGTATTATTGTTGATGTTCTAGCTGGTGATACAACTAAAATTAATGATAATAATTCACCCGATATCTATTACTACGTAGCAGATGTTGCTAAATCTAATGTTAATTTAAGAGATGTTTTCTTAACGTTAAGAGGAAACCCAAGTAACCCTGTAACAGATTGGACAGATGCTGGTCAACCTCAAGCTCTTTATATGCTTAAAGAAAGTGATGGTTCTTTAACAGTTCCTATCTTTACAATTAAAGATGATGAGATAGAAATTCCTATTTACTTAGGAACTTATCCTGGTGACGGTGCTACAGCTAATGGAGACGGGCAAGTTGGTTCATACTTTATTAGAAATTCAAGAGATCAGTTATTTGAAGTTCATTTAAACTTTGAAACGGCTAGTGGTGGAGCTGGAATACCTGAATTTTTATGTTTTACAGATTATGGATTTGGTTATATGGATTTAATTTATCCAAGTAATATTGATAGTAATTCAGATAATATTCCATTTACTCAAAATGTTATGCCAAGGTTGAGACAAGTTAAATTTGATGTTCTTTAATATCAAATTTACCATTTAATATAAATATTTAAAATGATTAATAGGAAAGGCTGAAATGGCAACAATAAATAGTACAGAAACGACACAGCCAAATGCGCAACTTGATACACAAGAACTTGATAGTTCAATATTAAGAACAGATAAAGTTTTTGAAGGTGTTATAAATGCTATATCTCCTAAAACTATAGTTGATGAAAATAAAGCTTTAATTGACGCTTTTGTAAATATTTTAGCTGAAGAATCTCCTATATCCGTAAATATTCTTGACGTATTTAGTAAAAATACAAACATAGAAAGTATCGCTAATGTTCAAGAAGAATTTGCTCGTATGTATCTTAATAATTTCTATTATGTTTGGAGACAAGCTAAAAATGATTACAAATTAAGAAATAGACTTGAAGATATTCTACAACAATACAAAGATTTAGGTGCTGAAGAATTAACAAATTCTAATTTAAGTTTCTTTGATGATGAACAATCAATGTACACGGCTGAACGTTATATCGTAGCTAAAACATTCAAAGAGAAAAAAGGTACAGATACAGCTATTGAATATGCTTATAAATTAGCTTGGTTAGCTGGTATCGAAGGCCCTTTAAGAGATGCTTACAACTTTGAAATAGAACACAAACCTTGTGTTGCTTTCAGTAGTGGTTTTGTAGTTTGTGGTAGCGATACTGGTACAGTTGGGTATCCAAGTCCTGAAAGACCTGGTCCAAATAGTGAAATTAATGGAGTGCCGACTACTTATGATTGTGGTGACGCTCTTTCTAAATCAATTGGTACATTTTTAATAGCTGAAACTACAGAAGCTGTAACTTGTCAGCCATTTGAATATTCTGTAGAAGGTTCTTTATTACCTGAATTCTATGATGCATTTGTAGCTCCTTTAGCACACCCGGTTGGATTTAATTATATTTACAAAAAGATTTTAGAATTAGTATTTAAAGATTACTTTAATTTAGAATATGTTTATATTGCTGATTCTATAGGTGTTGAAAGCTTATGTCCAGATGGAGATTGTTCAAGACCTCAACACGAAATATATGCAGAAAAAACTGAAATAGATGCAGATGGGCAAGTAATTAGCTCAGGTGGAGGAATTACAAATTCTTCTCTTAAGTATTTTGAAAGTGGTGTTGTTGATGTTGGTGAATTTAGAAACTACAGTTTTGAAAAATATATTATGGCCAATGAGAGTTATTTAATATCTTATACTGATAATAGTCCTTCAGCTAGTTCTGAAAGAGTTATACAATATTTTGATATTCCTGCTAATAGAGCTAACAATTTATTACAAAACAGTAGTTTTGATAATTCAACTTATTGGAAAACTGATAGTAATTCTATTTGGAATATAGGCGATAGTAAAGCATTTGTTGTTGACGCTGGAATTTCTCCTGAAAATAATAGAATATCCCAAAATATAGCTTTAACGCCTGATGAAGCTTATATTATACAAATTGAAGTATCTGATCTTGTTGGAAGTTTATTTATTCAAATTGGTGATTTTGTAACTTATGATGATTTAGGGAATGTTACAGGTTCTGAGATTGTTGAATTTGAATTAACTGAAGACTTAACTTATGCTATTGACTATGTAGCGCGCGGTGGAGAGAAAGTCGAAATATATACAAAAGTAGATAATGCTAGTTTTAAAATTGATAATGTTATGATTATTCCTAATAGCCCTAGTAAAGTTTACCAAAGTTATGAGCATAGTACAATTACTTTAAGCAATTTACTTACTCCAATTCCTATTTTATTTACACACGATATATTTGGAGCTAATGGAGCTCAATCAAGTTTATATATTGAAGATATGAACGAATTATATTATAGTCATTTAACAAAAGACCAATTACAGCCAGTAGTCGGACCTTTAGCTGGTACAATAGAAGCTATTGGTTTACCTAATTCTATTCTTGGTAATATGATTATAAATGAATTTTATCACGGGCAATCTACTTATAGTACAAACGGCGTAGAGCAATTTGTGTTAGTATCTAAAGATAATACAGTAGATTATAAAGTAGAAAGTTCAGATGGCGGGACTGGGACATTAAGAACAAGATACGCCGCATTTCAAGATTTAGGCGAAATAGATTTAAACATCGAGAACTTTTTAGATGTTACAAGATGGACTGTTAGATTAGTAAATATAGATACTGTACAAGACCAAGATGATGATACAATTACTAATGAAGGTGGTTTTGTTATTGGAAGTGTAAATACTGTGCCAAAAGGTTCTATTATACCTTGGGGAGACCCAGATACAGCTTATATGAGAGATGAACTTAATTTAGATAGAGACGCTCCTCCAGTTTTTGTTGAAGGTTTTGACGTAAATGATTTCCAAGACCCGAGTAAATGGTTTACACAAACAGACTGGGCTATTACTGATTTCGGTCAATTTGGTACACCTGAATTAAACTATGCTAGAATAGAATTTGATGCGACTTATGCTACTACAGGTAATTCTTTCACAACTCAAATATCTCCTGGAGTATTAGTAGATTATGACGAAGAAGTTCAAGGTCCAGGAGTTGGTCAAGCTCCATTTGGAGTTAAAGGTATAACTTACGAGTTTGTCGAAGCTACAGAAATATTCGACCTTAATACAGAAGATTATAATAATATTGATAGATGGAAAATACATAAAAGAGGTGACTTATCATCTATATTTAGAGATATTGAAAATCTTCCTCAATCTGGCGAAGCAAATTTAATCAAAGTAGATTTCACAGTTCAATTTGACCCGAGATTAGAAGCTATACAAGAAACTTTTGTTGAACTAAGAGTAGGAAAATTAGCTACTTATGATTACATATTTATTGTGAATGAAGATTCATTTATACCGACTGTAAGTAACCCAGATGTTGTTGAATATAAAATTATAGATGCTAATGGCAGCGAAATTATTAATAAATACGCCCCAGTTGCTCCTTTAACAAATGTTAATCTTAAAGATGGTACATCAGACGGAAACACAATTGGTTATAATGATGGAGCATTTTGGGTACCTTCAATAGATACTGCAAATCTGCTTTATGAATTTTTTGAAAAGCCTAATGAGACTAAAACAATAGTTGCAGGTGATACAATTGATGTTATTTCTAACAATAAAGAAGGTTTTAGATTATCAACTCAAAGATATAGAGCTGTATTTAATTTAGGTCTAATTAACTTTAAAGATGAAGATTTTAGCGATATAGCGAGATGGGAACCTGTAAATACTCATACTCCTGTATTATACACATCATCTGGAGCTAAATCTTGGATGGGTGAATGGGATTTTGATGATATCGTAATATTTTCAGCTTCGGGTTTATTTAAAGGCGATATTACAAGAGTTAGAACTCAGTTAATATAAATAATCTATTAAGGATAAATATGAAGATACAAGAAACAGTAAGCAAACCCACAGAAGGTTATTTCAAATTAGAATGTTTTGACAAAGATGGTAATACTATTGACGTTTATGAACATAAAAATATGATTATGGAACGTTCTAAAGCATCTGTTGCTAATTCAACTATGGGTCATGTCGTGCCTATAGATTATATCAATAAATTTGTTATGGGTGACAGAGGTCACGATGTTACAAATGGGAATTTACTAGTAGGTAGAGATTTTAGTTTTGCTAGAACTGGTTTATTTGCTGAAGAAGATACTACTGGTAGTACTTACGCTGTGGTATTTAATCCATTAGCAAGAGCTGCTGAAGGTGTTTCTCCTGTTATATATGAAGGTGACAGTACAGAAGGTCAAACCATAGCTGGTATAGCTGAAGTAAAAGTGAATATTATTAATGTAAGTACTGTTGAGTATGTAATTGATATTAACGCAAGTAGCGCAAATGGAACAGGTGTTAAACCGTGGACAGAAGCAGCTCTTTATACTAAAAGAGAAGAATCTCCAACTTACGATGCAGGAACAGCAAATGGCAAACCAGCTAATGGTAAAATATTTGCTATGAGAACATTTCCAGCTAAAATTAAAGAAGACACAACTACGTTTCGTATAACTTGGCAGGTCGTTTTTTAAGATAAAATAAAATAAAAAAATAAGGATAAAATATGGCAAGAACAACAGAACAATCATTTGTAGATAACTTCGAAGTTAAGAATGGATTCGTAGGCTCTCAAGATGTATTAAATAAAGCAGTACACCAAGTAAAACTAGAATTAGATGAACTTTGGAATTGGTCTTCAGGACAACAAACTACAACTTTACCAGATGGTAACATTAATGAGTATATTATTGATGATACAGTACCTTTTGGTGATATTACAGTTTCTACTCAAGATAAAGTTGCTCGTTCAGCTGCTTGGATTCAAACTAATATTATGAATACATCAGGTAGTGAAGTTTCTCAAACTGAAAAAGGTTGGAGCGCTGCTACAACTTACCAAGTAATTACAGGTAATAACTCAGCTTTGGGTGATACAGTTTATAATGGTGGAACCTGGAATTAAGACTCTGTCTTAGCTTTAAAAAACCCGTTATCGTAATCCATATAATCAAATTGGAATACTAAAGATACAGTAATAATTGTATCTTCTGTATCAGTTGAATCTAGTTGAATTTCACTAATATCCATCAATCTACAATTATAATACCAAAACTTCTTTTCAACTTCTCCATCTCCTAAATGTATATCTAACCATAAATCAAATTTCTTAGACTTAAAAGTACCATTTTCTACATTCAAACCATCAAGAAAAAATTTGTATAAAATATCATAAATTTCCCATTTATTATCCATCTTCATATCTATAATAAGGTCAGTATAAGTCACGTTATCGGCTTGTAAAAAAGTACCAACTCCTGCTCTTCCACCTATTTTAGGATGAGACAGCGAAATTCCTGGTATGTTACAAGATTGAGCTTGCAGCCATAAATTATCAAGGTCTTTTGAACCAAATGATATATTAGTATTTGTACTATAGCTATTGTTATTAATTGACATATTAATCCTTTATTCTATTTATAGGAAGAACCAAATCATAAATCAACTTTAATATTTCTTTAATATAAAAAAAATATAATATTAGATAAAGGATAAATCGTATGGAAATAACCTCTGATAATAAATCAGAAGGATTAGAAAGCATAGAAAGCATCGAAGAAGTAGAAGAAATTCAAGAACAGATTAAAGAAATTGAAAAAACAAAAGTTATGTATTTAAGTGAACCTTCACTTAACTCAGAATTATTACTTTTTAATAACAATAAACTATTGGTAGGCGCTTTAAAGAAAAATGTTAACCCATTATCTCTAAATATAGTATCAGGTAAATATGTTAATAGAAAAGTAAAAAACACCCAAAGTAAAAAGAACAAAGGTGAAGAGTATGTTTTTGAAATCGAGAATTTTGAAAAAGCTCATAACAAAGTTGTATTTCTAACTGAAGTACCAAAATATAATGACAAATATTTAGATGAAATTATGGAGCTTAGAAAACAATATGAAGAGCTTGACGTAGATACATCGCAAGGTTTACAAAAAATTAAAAGAGATATTCGTAATAGAATTAGAGATTTAAGTTCAATAACTTATGTTTACCGAGACAGAAATGTATTTGGTAATATGATTATGATTTTAATGAACAAAATTATAACAAGACAGAACTTTTCTGGTTATTCATATAAAGATGAAATGAAATCTTTAGCAACAGAGCATATTTTAAAATACACTTGGCGCTTTAACTCATATAAACAATCTAAAATATCAAATCAGTATATTTCAAGTTTTACTTATATAAGTACTATTATTTTTAACGCTTTTATAGCAACAATTAACAAACAAAATGATGAACATAAAAAAGCAAAACAAGATTTCTTAGAAACCCAAGTTGCAAAGTATAAAGATATTCACGTATCTACTTATGGCGAAAATGCATCATCACCTGAAAAAGAAGTATCTATTACAGTAATAAATGACACACTATTTAATGAAATTCAAAAAATCAAGATTGATTGTAAAGATATTTTAGTAAAGTATCCTCCAGAATATCAAATAGATATGGCTGAATACAAAAAAATTACAGATTTTTCTTCATCTAATAATATTAGCTTAAGCTTAGTAAGGTTTTAATTGAGAGAAATGAAACAACTTAAGAAAAGCGAAGTAAAAGATTATAGAGAATCATTACTTAAAGAGCAAAATAGCATTTGCCCTTTATGTAAACAGCATATAAACAAAAATGACGCTGCATTAGACCACGATCACGACTCTGGTTTAGTTAGAGGCGTTATTCACGGAACTTGTAATTCACTAGAAGGTGTTATAAAATCAAGATTTACTAGAAGTGGTGTTCATAAACTAACAGACTTATTAACTTATCTTGCAAATTTAATAACTTACCTGACAAAAGAGCACGGAAACGTCCTTCACCCTGGTAATATTCCAAAGCCTAAAAAGCTAAAGAAAAGTTCTTACAATTACTTGAAGAAAAGATACACAGCTTCTAGAGATAAGAGACATAAGAAGAAGTTTCCTGATTATCCCAAATCTAAAAAACTAACGAAAGGGCTTAATCAGTTATATTTTGAACTATTTATTGAGCCTGAATATTATAATTAAGGCAAAAAATGGAAAATAATTTAATAGAGTTGATCAATGATATTAGCAATATGCACGGTGTAAGTTTATCTGAAAAAATTTTAGATTACTGCGAAACATACGATTTTGATGTAAAAGAAATTGGCGATTTATTAGAGCAATCTGATGATTTCAAAAAACTTCTTTATATTGATTGTGTTAAAAACAATCTAATTCAAGATAAAACTCTTGAAGAGTTTCTTGGTAGAACAGAAGAAATGGAAGAATGGTAAAACATTCTTTGGTTTAAACTTGTCTTAATGTTTACAGGTATATAATATACTAACAAAACATAAAAGGTATAAACCATGAAAAACACAAAAGTTAAATATCTAAGAGTTAATGCTAAAATAGCATTCAGAAAATTTGAAAGAAGTTTAGAAACTCTAGCGGATAAGGTTCTATAATGAATGTAAGAATTATATCAGAAGACAGCAAATCAGGTTTAGGTTATATAGAGCACAAACTATATTGCGATTACTTAAGTCCTAAAACTTTTGAAGAGTTATTTAAAAGACTTGATGATGATTATGACATCACCCAAGAAGATATGATTTATGCTTATAAAGATATTATTGAAATATACGAAGCGGAAGAAGAGTTTGATGTTGATTTTAGCGCTAATGGCATTGAATACCAAATATTAATTGGTGACCACTAGATGTGTAAAGACTATTTAGGCATTGATATTAAAGTAGGTGATGTTGTAGTATTTCCAGCAGGTAAAGATATGATGGACGGTGTTGTTGAGAAAATTAGAGCGCGTCATAAATCATTTGAAGTATATGTAAAAAATGCAGCTGGTTATAAGAAGTGGAAAGACAACAATGTTGTTATAAATCGTTCAGTCATTGAAGACTCGGCACCACAATTATTTGTGTAATTAAAAGGATATAATATGGATTTAGGATATGGAATGGCAATGGGTACAGCTTTAGGTTTAGACCCAAGTGAAGCACTTTTAGGTACAACAATATTAAATAGTTACAAAAGTATTTCTGAAGATACTTCAGCAAAAACTTCTAAAAAAGAGTATAAATCTGTTAAAGGTGTTTCAGGAAAAAGATGTAAAAACAAAAAGATTAAATATCAAGGAAAGACAATTAACACAGATGATGTATATGATTATCCAGAAATGTTTATTTAGTGATTAAAGACTTAAAAATTGAAAATTTAACACCATTTATGCAAGTGTTAATTAAACAAGATTTAGTGCAAGCTTGGATTGATGCTCCTAATAAAATAAATAGTTCCATACATGGATTTACTTGGGAAGAAACAGATTATGAGAATGATTGGAATATTGTAAGCGATATACTATATGAAATGGGACAACAAATAAATGCTAAAAAATATTTAAATGTTGATTATCCTAATGATTCAGCTCACGAATACACCAAAGATTACGAAGATACTGAATTAACCTGCCAAGAAATTGAACATATATGGGAAATTTATAACTCTTTTCCAGAATATAGAGTATAGAGTGTTCAAAATGTATAAATATATTACCAAAAAACAAGGAATAGAATGTTAGAAATATTAAAATCAATATCAAGGCCTTTGCTAACGATTATGCTGATAATTGGAACTCCAGTTCTTGCAAAAGAAATTAAGCAAGTAAAGAGCCCATTATCAGC